GGGAGAGGGTTCTGCCATCTCTTACGACAATGCGCAGGAAGCATGGAGCGCACGCTACACGCACGAAACCGTTGCTATGGGTTTTTCAATCACTGAAGAAGCGATTGAAGATAACTTGTATGATTCTTTGTCATCTCGTTACACCAAAGCATTGGCTCGCGCTATGGCGTATACCAAGCAAGTTAAAGCAGCAGATGTACTGAACGGCGCTTTTGCTGGCACTACTTACGGCGATGGTGTTGTGCTGTGTTCTACTGCACACCCACTTGTTTCTGGTGGTACTAACTCTAACCGCCCTGCGGTAGCGTCAGACCTTAACGAGACTTCTTTGGAAGCTGCTATAATTCAGATTGCTGGCTGGACTGATGAACGTGGTCTTTTGATCGCTGCAAAGCCTAGAAAACTTATTATCCCCCCTGCTTTGCAATTTGTAGCAACTCGTTTGTTGGAAACTGAAGGTCGTGTAGGTACTGCCGATAACGATCTGAACGCCATCAACAACAATGGGTCTGTTCCACAAGGCTACTCAGTTAACCATTATCTTACTGATACAGATAATTGGTTCTTGATGACTGACGTACCTAATGGCTTGAAGCACTTCGTCCGTAGCCCAATGGCTACTTCTATGGATGCTGACTTCGATACCGGCAACAGCCGATATAAAGCCCGTGAGCGTTATTCGTTTGGTGTATCTGATCCACTTGGTGTGTTTGGTTCACCCGGCGCGTAGTATTATTTGTGTGGGTTAGTGTTTGGGGTCTTTTGCTGTCAACTCTAGCCCCTACTAACCCACACAAATATGTTGTATCAAAGGGGGCTTCGGCCTCCTTTTTTATGTTTGACTTAGTGCTATATGCTATGATATGTTTAACCCTATCGGGAAACAATCCGGTGAATCTGACAGACCCGACTGACGACATGTAGACAGATTTGCCTTAACTCACATGTGAGAACTTTAAAATGGCTAAAACCACTTTTTCAGGCCCTGTCCGTTCGGATAATGGCTTTCAAATCCCCGTCGTAATTACCGCCGACCTCCCTGCTTTTGCTACTACTGCCGTTGGTACTGTGTACATGGTTAGCGATAACGGTGCGGGTAACAACGAATATTGCATTGTAATTAACACTGGCGCTGCTTGGGTTACTGCTGTTGGCGCAGCTCTTAGTTAAATAGGAGGCTCCAATGGCTAGTTCTGATGTTTCTTCAAAACGTATAACCGCCACAGGTTCGCTTGCCGTTGGCCCTGCGCGTGTTCGCCAAGTACAAGTACTGACAGATAACGTTGGTGCAGGTAGACTAACCTTAACTAATGGTAATGGTGGCCCTACGTTACTTGACCTTGATTTTCTCCAAAACGACTCTCATTCGGTTAATATTCCCGATAATGGAATACGTTTTGATAGCGATGTATGGGTTTCAGTTGAGACTAATATTATCGCTGTAACGGTATTTTATAGTTAACATGCGTAAATATTATAAATCGGGGGGTAAAGTTGACAAGGCCGCTATGGCCTGCAACGCCCCCAAACGTACGCCTTCCCACCCCAAAAAATCTCATGTAGTAAAAGCATGTGAAGGGGGCAAAGAAAAAGTAATTCGTTTCGGAGAGCAAGGTGCTAGTACCGCAGGTAAACCTAAACAGGGCGAGTCTTCAAAAATGAAGGCTAAACGTAAATCTTTTAAATCTAGGCACGGTAAAAACATTGCCAAGGGGAAGTCCTCCGCAGCGTACTGGGCCGATAAAGTAAAGTGGTAAAGGACAAAAACTATGCGTAATGTATTTAAACAACTTTTTGGCGACGGTAGTAGCACAAAAAAGAAAAAAGATAAAAAAATGGAAGCGAGAGACAAAGCTAGAAATGGTATGGCAAACAAAAAGCCAGCTAACACAGTATTTTCTCCCGCGCCTATGCCTACTTCAAAAGAAATGCAAGCTAAACGTACTAGCGGAGATACCCCTACAATGGTTGCTCCCGGCGTAAGGAATGCCCAGCGAGCTAAAGCTAAGGATTTGACAACCCCTACCTCCCCCCCTGCTACGATGAACCCACAAGGTATGGCAGACAGGGGTAAGCCCCCCGTTGCAGATATGATGCGCCGAGAAGCTGCTACTGCTCCCGGTATGGCTGCTGAAGGTATGGCTAAGTCTGTTGGAGAAGCAAAAAGCCGTGGGGCAGACAAGTTTATTGGTAAAGATGGTAGACAAAAAGCAGCGGTCACTAAAGAAGAATTAGAAGCCTCTGGGTTAAGCCTGCGAGATTACTTAAACCAGCAGCAGGGCAAAACCCGTCGCCCCGAAATGAAATCTGGTGGGATGGCTAAGGCTTACAAGAAAGGCGGTAAAGTCCGTGGCGCAGGTAAAGCTACTAAGGGCGTACGCGCTTGTAAGATGCTATAGTGCGTAATTACTACCGCAAAGCAGTTATGGCGTGTGGGTATAATGAAGGGGGTACTGTAAAAGACGCGTGCTATACTAAGGTCAAGAAGCAATACAAAGTGTTCCCGTCAGCCTATGCTTCGGGAGCCATTGCTAAATGTCGGAAGAAAAAGGCCGGTAAGTAATGCGTAAGAACATACGTAAAACTGAGAAAGGTGCTTCATTAAAGCGTTGGTTTAAAGAGGATTGGAAAGACGTTAGTACCGGCAAGGCTTGTGGTAGAAGTAAGGGAGATGGACGCGGTACCCCCTATTGCCGGCCTAGCAAGCGGATATCTGAAAAGACTCCTAAGACTTCTGGCGAGATGTCTAGTGAGGAAAAAAGAAAAAAGGTAGCTGAGAAAAAAAGCCTTGGTCAACCGGCGGGTAAACCACGTAGAGTTACCCCCACAAAACGCAAGGGTAAGTAAACATGGGTATGGGTGTTAAACATTACTTTAAAAACGGCAAAGAGTATAAGGGTGGTATGCATAAACACCCAGATGGAACTCTTATGACTGGGAAAAGTATGTCTAGTACATCTAAAAAGTTGTTCCACTACGGCAAGCTATCTGACAAAGCCAAAGGTAAAGCTAAATCAGAGTGGGGTAAGTAATGGCTACGTCAGGAACTACAGCGTTTAACATGGACTTCACGGAGATTGCCGAGGAAGCGTGGGAACGGGCTGGGCGTGAAATGCGTTCTGGTTACGACCTCAAGACCGCCCGGCGCTCTATGAATCTGCTTACTATTGAGTGGCAGAACCGTGGTATTAACATGTGGACTATAGACAGCGGTACTATTCCGCTTACCCAAGGGACTGGGCAGTACGACCTACCTGCGGATACTATAGACTTAATAGAGCATCAATTACGCACGAACAGCGGTAATGTAGCCACACAATCTGACCTTACTTTAAGTAGAATTAGTGTAAGTACTTACGCTAGTATCCCAAATAAGTTAACTCAAGGAAGGCCAATACAGCTTTATGTAGAACGGTTACGGGATACTCCTAAAGTTAATGTTTGGCCTGTGCCAGACAACAACGGCTACACACTGTACTATTGGCGTATGCGTAGGATTGAAGATGCTGGAAGTGGTGTGCAAACTTCGGATATGAACTTTAGATTTTTTCCGGTGTTAGTGGCAGGATTAGCTTATTATATAGCCATGAAAGTGCCTGAGTTAATGGAAAGAGTAGGTATGTTAAAGTCTATTTACGATGAGCAATTTCAACTAGCTGCGGGGGAAGATAGGGAGAAAGCGTCGGTTAGGTTTGTACCACGTATGGGGTATTTATAGTCGTGGCTACTCAATTTGCTTCTAGTAAAAAAGCTATAGCCTATTGTGATGTGTGTGGTTGGGAATATAAACTAAAAGAATTACGAAGTCTTATAGTTAAAAACAGGGATACCAACGTAAAAGCCTGTCCTGAGTGTTGGAATGAAGACCAACCCCAGCTAAGGTTAGGCGAGTTTCCTGTTAATGACCCACAAGCTTTACGTGACCCTAGACCGGATACTAGTTTAGGAGAAGCAGGGGATTACAGTAGTAGGGATGTACAATGGGGATGGAATCCCGTAGGTGGAGGATTTGACCCGTATAGTTTAACTCCTAACACGTTGGTACTTAGTGGTATTATAGGTAAAGTAACAATAATAACTTAGCAGGAATATTAAAATGCCTAAAGTAGGAAATAAAGAGTTTACATACGATGCCAAAGGCAAAGCAGCGGCTAAAAAAGAAGCAGTTAAAACTGGGAAACCTATAGAAAAAATGGCTAAGTATAAGGATGGAGGCAAAGTAAAAATCCGTGGTACTGGCTGTGCGACTAAAGGTTTGTATGCTCGCGGCCCTATGGCGTAATCTATGAACTATACCGAGCTAAAAACTAATATCCAAGACATTTGTGAGAATACGTTCACAGATGAACAGCTCGCTATGTTTACTCAACAAGCTGAACAAAAAATATACAACTCTGTACAGCTACCTGCATTACGTAAGAATGTTACTGGTACACTAAGTACGGGAGTTCAGTATTTAGGGATGCCTACTGATTTTTTATGGTCTTATTCACTAGCAGTTATAGACGCCGCTGGAAATTATGTTTACTTACTAAATAAAGACGTTAACTTTATTAGAGAAGCATACCCAAATAATACTAGCACGGGGATGCCTAAGCATTATGCTTATTTTGATGACGATTCTTTTATTGTCGGCCCTACTCCTAACAGCAATTACTCTATGGAGTTACACTATGGGTATTACCCCGAATCTATAGTAACCGCCGGTACTACGTGGTTAGGCAACGAATTTGATTCCGCGTTGTTAAACGGAGCGTTAGTAGAAGCTATAAGATTTATGAAAGGAGAACCAGATATTATAGGTAACTACGAAAAAATGTTTGTGTTATCTATGGGTCTATTAAAAAATCTTGGTGATGGGAAACTACGCGAAGATACATATCGTTCTGGGCAATACAAAGCACCAGTTAGCTAAGGAAATATAACATGGCAATTACACAAGCAATGTGTACTTCATTTAAAGTCGCTCTTCTAAACGGGGAGATGGATTTTAGTGCAGATACAACTCAAGTATTTAAAATTGCATTGTACACGTCTGCCGCGACTTTAAGTGCAGCTACTACGGCGTATTCGGTTACTAATGAAGTATCTGGTACAAACTATGTTGCGGGGGGAAATACACTAGTTATTTCTGCTAATCCAGCAGCTACAGGCACTACAGCGTTTTTAGACTTTACAGACTCTACGTGGGTTAACGCTACTATTACTGCTAGAGGTGCTTTGATATATAGCACTTCAGCCGGTAATCCTGCGGTAGCAGTACTAGATTTTGGGGCAGACAAAACGTCTACCGCTGGTAACTTTACGGTTCAATTCCCTGCTGGTGACGCTACAAACGCTATTATACGTATCGCTACGTAGGGCGCGTAGATGCCGTCTTCTGTCGAATACGTAGGTTGGGGTAGTGGGGCTTGGGGGCAAACTCCTTGGGGCACTGACCTAACCATAGTATCAGTAGACGGGGTAGCGGCGACAGGTCAAGTAGGTACTGTTACTGTATACGCTGAAGCAAATGTCCCTGTAACAGGTGTAACGGCAATAGGTCAAGTAGGTACTGTTACTGTATACGCTGAAGCGAATGTTCCTGTAACAGGTGTAGCGGCAACAGGTCAAGTAGGTATCGTTACTGTATATGCTGAAGCGAACGCCCCCGTAACAGGCGTAGCAGCAGTAGGGCAAGTAAATTCTGTTACTATAACAGGTATAGCAAATGTCCCTATAACAGGTGTAACGGCAATAGGGCAAGTAGGTACTGTTACTGTATACGCCGAAGCAAACGCCCCTGTAACAGGAATAGCAGTAGTAGGGCAAGTAGGCACTGTTACTATAGACGCCAAAGCAAACGCACCTGTAACAGGCGTAGCAGCAGTAGGGCAAGTAGGCACAGTATCGGTAGTATTTGGTATAACTATTCCTGTTACGGGGGTAGTAGCATACGTTAAACTGGGTACTGTAGTTGCGAAAGCAAACGCAGATGTTTTAGTAACAGGGTTAGCCGCTGTAGGGTATGTAGGCACAGTAAACGTATGGGGGCAAGTCGATGATACCCAAAATCCTAATTGGCAGAATGTAGATGTAGGTGGAAGCAGTAACTGGGACGCTGTAACAAATATACAAGACCCGAATTGGGAAAACATAAACATAGGCCAAAATAGTAATTGGAACTCTGTAACAAATATACAAGACCCGAATTGGGAAAGAATAGCCGCATGAGGTTAGTTAAATGACAACACAATATACTCCAATATTAAAATTAGCCCTGCCCGTCCAAGGAGAATTGAGCGGTACGTGGGGGGATGTAGTAAACGACAATATAACCTCTATGGTAGAGCAAGCTATTGCTGGTTTATCTATTATAGATACATGGTCTGCTAACTCTCATGTACTAACCACTGCAAACGGCACCACTGCGGAATCTCGCGCAGCAATGTTGTCCTTAACGGATTCTGGTACCGCGTTAACAGGCGCGGGTAGTGTAGTTTGCCCTGCTCTTAGTAAAGTGTATATTGTTAAAAACGGCACTGCCCAAGTAATCACAGTTAAAACAGCGGCTGGTTCTGGCATAGCGGTTCCTGTTGGCAAAACCATGCTTGTCTATTGCGACGGTACAAATGTATTAGAAGCTGTAGACCACGTAGTCACTCTATCTGCCGGTACCCTGACCATTACTGGCCTTACTACTTTTGCTTCTCTTAAAGGTACTGGCGCAGTAACTGTAACTAATATCCTTGATGAAGACGATATGGTGTCTGACAGCGCCACGGCTTTAGTTACTCAGCAGTCTGTTAAGGCTTATGTAGACAGCCAAGTTGGCACGGTTGACACCCTTTCTGAGATTCTGGCTAACGGCAACACCACTGGCGGGACTAATATTTCGTTTGGCGATAATGACAAGGCTACTTTTGGTGCGTCAGATGATTTACAGATTTATCACACAGGAAGTAACAGTTACATAAAAGACGCTGGAGCAGGTGCTCTTATTCAGCTAACAAACAGTTGGAATCTTAACAACGCTGCTGACACCCAAAACATGATT